TCTGATTTGAGAGATTCAGTTGCGCTCTTTACCACTTGCTCTACAAGGGCTTCTACATCTGTTGATTTTTCATCAGCAGAAACTTCAGTTGTTTCAACAGCAGGTGTTTCCCCTGTTGCTGGCTCTTCAGCCTTCACTTCCTCTTCAGTTACCGTTGCGGCCTCTTCGCCTTCGGCTGATTTAGGAGTTTCACCTGGCGCATACATTTCTGCGGTGGTGACATTTGATGGTTTGGCAACATTAGCAAAATCATTAGTTGTAGTTAAACCATGATCTGATCCTGGTTGGTTGCATCCGCACTCAAGACACTTAGAAATCTCTGCGGACTTCTCTGCATCAACATCGGCGGACATATATTTGTCCCAGCAAGCCTTGGCAGCGTCATCATCCATGCCAGCATCTTTACAACGCTTCATGAAGTCGGGCTTTGTTTCATCTTTTGCAGGTTTCATATTTTTGTATGACTTTGCTGCACGCTCGATCATTGTTTCTTGTTCCATTACTTCTCCTTCTGCTTCTTCTCCCTCATACCATGCAGTGAGATGCATAACAGATTGTAGAAGGTGGCCGATTGATTGGATTTCGTTACTTCCTTCACCCATTTCTTTTGCTTCAACTTCAATTAGTCTAGCAAGAGCGTTACGGGCAGATTCATACTGTGCTGAGTCAAACTTTAAAAGGTCAGCAACAACCTCTACAGGCAATTCAACTAGCGCTTGGTCCATTGTTGCTTCCTCCGATTTATTGAGAGAGTATAAGTGTAGGGCAGATTGTAATGCTTTGCGGTAATCTTTTGCTGAGTCTAATGCTTTGTTTGCATTTATTGCCTCTTGCTGCAATTTGGCACCAGCAATCATTAAATCTTCGCCCGCATTTCGTTGTGAATTGGTTGCGGCCGTGTCAAACACATGTTGTCCTGCGGCTTGCATATTTTCGCCTGCTTCATCCAAGCCTCGAGCATAATCCGCAGTTGTTTTAGCGTTTGAGGCATACTCTAAAGATTCTTTAGCGTCGTCTAACCTAAATTGAGCGTCGTCAATTCCCTGTTGAGCATCTAATTTGGCACCTTCATCAATTTTTTTATCCGTTTGCGTTTTTGTGTTTTCGCTACGAATTTTATTGTTTAATTCTTGTAATTTTTCTCTTTGGGCTGTAACTTTTGCTTTTTGTTCTTTGGTTGGTGCAGCACCGCCTCCAGCACCCCCGCCTGAACCTCTACGGCCGTGGCTGGATTGGTTATGAGAGCCGTGTTTCTCTAAATCAGCATCAACTTCTTTAATTACGCCGTTACCTAAACCAGTCATCGTAGAATTTAAATCTTTACTTAAAGCAAAAGCGTTAGAAGCCTCAATATTGTAATTTTGATCTTCCAAATTAAGAGCGGCTCTTTCTATAACAATTTTGGCTCGCTTAATTCCTTCTTTTGCTTCTCCAATAGTTTTTGCTCCTGAAGCATTATTCAAATGTTCTGCGGCGCTCGTTAAATTGCGAGCCGCAGGGCGAACCATGCTGTCTCGTTTTGCCAAGGCCTGAGCATCATCAGCCAAACCTCTAGCCTCCGCAGCATGAGTATCTATTAATTTTGATTGTGTTGTGCTTAAAGATTGTTCTGTTCTATCCACTCTTGCAGAAGGCACTTTATCGTCTGTTGTTTGACTTGCAGCGCCACCCGCACCACCACCACCTGCGCCTCTTCTGCCGTGTGATGATTGATTGTGTGATCCGTGTTTTTCAATATCTAATTCTGCATGTTTTTCAGCGCTTACAACAATCAAATCTGATCCGTGTATGTATCCTTCTTTTCCATCGTCAGTTAATACTCCATGAAAAGAACCTGAAGGTGCGGATTGTGTCACGGTGCCTTTTTTACCACGCAATTCGCTATTATCATTAATTTTAACTCGCACACCTTCTGCATTTTTTATTCTATCAAGAGTGTCGCCAGCCTTTAAACCGCCTCTTGAACCACTATTACCAAAGTTTTCTCTTGCTAACGCTCGTAAATCTTCCTTTGACCAGCCATTTCCATTAACTTCGCTTGCATCAGCGTTTGTTTGGTTTGAAGCGCCACCAGCAACTCCACCTGCGCCGCCTCGGCGACCGTGTGATGATTGATTGTGTGAACCATGCTTTTCAATTTCATTTAACTCTTCAACTTGAATAAGGCTTGACTCGCCATCAACGCTTTTAGCCAAAACTAACTGGCAGTTTGGATTTGCAGGGCGATCAACAAGTGAAACTTCAACAATCTGTCCATCAATGATGCGACCGTTGGCGGCCTTGGTATCTCTTACAACTCGTGGTGATTTAATTCCAATTGAAAAGCCACGCAAAACTCCTGCGTCTACTTTCTTGACAGAAGTTGGATCAACAATGTGAGCCATGATGTAATGGCCGTCAGCCTTTGGCTCATATTCTTTGGCAACTCCCGCAGCAATGCTTGAGTGTTGTTCTCTAATGTTTCCACCGCTTCTAAACCACGCTGGCATTGCACGATCTAACCAAGCCGCATCGCAAATTTGCTGATCAATATCTACTGAGTCATCTGTTGCCTTGCCATAAACCATTAATGTGCCGTCAGGTTGTTTGTCAGACTTTTCAATACTAAAATACGAGGTGGTTAAATCATTCATTCTTGCTCCTTGACCTTTGTGTGTAACTTTAGCAGTTTTACCCAACAGGAATTGGGAATAGCATAGTGCCTTCGGGGATATCTTTGCTGAAATCAGGAATAACTGGAAGTAAAGCACAGCGGCAATTTGGATGGGCTGGAGGTTGGGTATTTCCTGAATTAAAAGTGCCACCAATTGGGACAACTTGCCCTGAATTCATGGCGCACTTTGGACACGGGTCAGACACTTCCCACTCCATTTGCCCAATTTGCATTTCTTTGTAGCGATTAATTGTGGCAGCCGACATTGCTCTGTTCTGTTCGGTTATGGCAATGGTTAAAGCCCTGGCGGGACTTGCCACATGGTTTTTAATTAACTTGGCCGCTTGATTGGCAGATAAACCTTGCTCTAAGGCATCAGCAAGAGCCGTACCAATGTCATTAACCGTTGTGTTTGTTATATCTTTTAATATGATGCCAAAGGAAGCCAGGAAGCGTTGGAAGGCTTTGCTTGGTTTTAATAAAAGTGCAGCAGCGTAATCTCCAGGGTTCCAAGTAGACCAGTCAATCAAATCATCGTCTGCGGCTTTGCGTTTTTCATAGGCTTCAGCCAGGGCTTCGTTGGCTCCTGCTTCACCAGTCACCCATCCTTCGGCATAAACTCTTTCCATTACACCCATGAAAGCCATCATGTTGACTCGAACATTTAACATCACCCAGGCTCTTGCTCTTGCCCGATCCTGCGCACGATTATCTGAAACATTTGGTTGAGTTAAAAGATAACTTGCATAAATTCTTTTAAAGTCACCAGTTTGTGACAAGGCTGCACGGATTTTGACTGCGTTTTTGCCAGCCATGCGCCCATCGGCCTTAAGAGGCCCCCAGGTCATGAGAGATAAGCCTTTGCGAGCGCCCTAGCGCTTTCCAAGTCCCCTTCATAAGCACAACGGTTCAAAGCATCGCCAACGATTGGATCTAAGGCTTTAAATTCAAAGAGTCTTGCTCTTTTACCTTTGTTTGCCCATTTCATAAAGGCTTTTACTTCATTCTTTGTTTCGTTGTCGATCTCTTCCTCTTCTTTAACGCCAGGCTCTTCTTTAGGCTTTTGCCCAATTTGAGTAGCGGGTTTAATTGGAGTTGCATTTGGTCCTTCTAAAGCGGGCGCACCAGCAGCCGTTGCTGCATCAATGATTCCATCAGGACTAAATAGAAAAGTTGAACCGCCAGCCTGCAAAATTGGCATATCTGCTTGTGGTGTATCAAGTAATGGAAGGCCTAATTCAGATCGGCGTTCGTTTATTGTTTTGCCACCTGATGTAACTTCAATCTGACTCTTGCGAGCATTGGCTTCGTTGTCTAAACGCTTTGAGGTCATTAACTTAAACTCAAGTTCTCGAGGCATGCCAAGGTATGTGTATGAGATGTTTGTCAGCATTTTGCTGATCCAGTTTACTAATGGTTGGGTTCCGATAGCCTCGGCGCTTTCAGCCCGCCCCTCCTCGAAACCAGCGCCGCCCAGTCCGCCTTTTGGTGAGAAACCAATCTCGGCTGGTTGTACGCCATAGTGACCACATATTGATGTGATCAAATAATCGTCCTTA